CGCCGCCGACCAAACCAAGAGCCAAGATGTCCCGAACCTCTCGGCTGGATGGCTTTTTCCCGTTGCCGAAAAAGCCGTCCCAAAGTTCAAAAATGCCCCGGTGCTTGTCTTCAAACCTCTCAATCTCACGATTGCGGAGGATAAACGTATAAGAGGTGCCGCCAATATATTCGACGACACCTCCACGCGGCGCTTCTGCCGTGATGCTCATTAGACAGCCGTAAACGTGACTGCACCAGTGCTGGCCAGCGTGATTGAGTAGGTCACGCCGCCTTCAGTCTCGCCGCCAAATTCCAGCGACTCGATGTAGAACGAGCCTGCATAGGTGCCGAAAGCCGGAACGGTAACGGTGAAGTTGGCTTTCGCATCAGCCAGCATCGCCACGGTGTTCATTCGCAGTTCGCTTACGCTGTCTTCAAAGAATCCGTCGCCGGAGATTGAAACATTTTTCAGGCCGCCAAGGCTTTCGGTCCACAATGCACCGCCGGGAGTGGTGCAGTCTGGGGTTGTCACGTCGATCAGCGAGTTGTTGATCGTCATGGTTTTGCTGTTCAGCCCGCAAAGGTTCGAAAACGCTTCAGTAGGAGTTGCGCCATCGCCGATCTTTACGAGCAGGGCGCGTCCGAGTTGTTTAGGCATCATGGCCTCCGTTTAAAGGGCTTGCCCAAGGCCCGTTGCTAGGCTCACTCGAGCAACGCCCGAAGCACGATCACAGCCGTGTAACCACGACCATCAGGATCTCTTGTAACACTGTGTGTCTGGAAAATCAATTCTACCAGCGTGAACCCAGTGACGGTGACGCTTGTCTCTTGGCGATGCAAGGCAGCCTGCACAGCCTCCACAATACGCACAGCCTCGACCCGGCCAGACGCCGATCTGCTTTCGGCCTCAAGGCTAATGTCTACCGAAACGCCGACGATGGTGTCTGTGTCGGCAGAGGTGGGCGTGATGTCGCCAAAGCGCAGATAAGGAAATGTCACGCCCTGCGGCGGCTCGTCATAAATGCGCGTCGAAACCAGCGTAGTCACGCCAGCGTTGGCGACCAAAGCAGCCCGCAGACCTTTTTGCAGCGCAAGTGCAAAGCCATCAGCCACGGGTTGCCTCCTTTAGCCCGCGCCGAACCGCAGACTTGACGCTTTTGCGAAATTTAGGCGCTTGGGTGGCCTGTGCTGAACGGATAAACGGCTGTGCTGTGGTGGTGCCACGATTGCCCTTCTTGCGCCCGAATTCGACCGCGTTGGCCTTGGTCTGAGCCTCTTTTGTCGGCGCGGCGGCCTCAACCGATCCAACCAGCCCGCCGTTGTCGTATTTGGTGTGAATGCCAGCTTTAAGGTCGCCAGACTTCACCGGGACTAAAGCCTTAGCCAAGCGGGCAGCTTGCTCAGTGTTCAGGCGCACAGACTTGATCACATTGCGCTCAACAGCAGCCGGAAGCTGGCCGAGTTGGCGCAAAAGACCATTGGTGCCTGTCACTCTCACGATGCCACCCCGCGCTCAAGCAGAAACTCAATCACCGCTTTCTTGCTGTCGATGTGCGTCACGTTCTTGATCGCCCAGGTGTAGCCCCGAATGATAACCCGATCAGCAGCGGTCACAGCAAGCGTAAGGGTGTCGCCCCGGCACCGCATGGTGGCCATTGCCACGTCATTCAGCGCCCCGCCTTCAATCATCTCTTTGCCGATCCGCTCACGCATGTCGGCCCAGCGAACGCCATACTTTGACCAACCGGTATAGACATTGCCGTAGGCGTCAATAGCGCCTGCATCGAGGCGCTGGAATGTAGCACGTTCACCGAATGCGCCAGCCTTAGCCATACCAAGTGTTCCGTTCGATGCCGATCATTTCCATAAAGCCGTATGGCAGATCCTGCATCTGCTTTTCATGCGTGGTCTCGCGGTTTTCATACCAGTGAGCCACCAGCATCATCAGACCGTGACGAACAGTTTGCGGGACGTTAGCGGCGTTAGCGCCATAGCCGACCACATATTCAATCTTGATGGCATCATCGCGGGTTTGCGTGATGGGCCAGGCCTTGCCAGTTTTGGGCGTGATCGTGATGCGATTGGGCGTGCCGAATACGTTAAAGTCTTCCAGCGTTGCCGTCTGCAAGGCTCCGTTGATGTCATAGTATTTTATCGCCGACACAGACTGCACAGGGCCGAGCATCAGCGAAACGGTGCTTGGGTTAGGCGAAAGCCATTGGCCCCATGTCTGGGTGATCATGGCAAAGCCAAGCACGCCCTGCACATCGACAAAGGCAACGGCAGCGTCAATCAAGCGCTGGATGATCGCGTCGTCGTCGCTTCCATCAACGCGCATCTGAGCCTTGGCCTCAGCCACAGAAATGGGCAAGGCGGCTGGAGCAGTAACGCGGACGAGTGAAAACTGCGGAGACAGCATCTTTATTCCTTCACGGCTTTCTCAACAGCGGTCTTTTTGACAGCGCGTTCAACCTTAACTTCGGCATCAGCAAAACCTTCTGCAATGCCGGCAGCGATATAACGAGCGGCCACTTCTTCCGTGCAGTCGATCAGGTCGCCCTTGTTGTGCGAGAAATCAACTCCAGCCATCGACGTAAGCAAACGAACCTTAGCCATGTCGGCCTCCTTTTGTGAGACGGGCGGGACCAAAGCCCCGCCCAGTTTTCAGACCAAGCCTTACGAGGCGGCAGTGATCAGGTGCTTGATCGCTGCGGTGTTGGTCAACACGCCGTCGAAGCGGATGTAGCCCAGGATGCCGTAGTCGGGAGCGAAGCGCTCACGGGCCACGAACAGCGACGGGCCGCCCACTTTGCGGACGTAGAACTTCGACATGTCACCGAACAGCATGACCTTCTTGGCAGCAGCCAGCGAGTCCATCGCTTGGTTCACGACCACGTTGTAGCCCAGCAGGTTCTGCGGGACGCCAGCCTGATAGTTGCCCATCTGCCAGAGGTAGTTGCCCTGACCGTCCTTCAGCTTACGAACAGCCGCAAGGGTGCTGTCGTTCATCATGATGGCGGTGTTAGGTGCCGAACGGTAAGCCGGGTTCACCGAGTGGATCAGGTCGATGATCTCGTCAGCGGTGACAGCAGCCGTAGCGGCGGCGGTCTTGCCTGCTGCCGAGTTGGTCACGATGCCCTCAACGTCAGAGGAACCAGAGCCAGTGGTCAGCTTGGAGTTGGCAATGCGGCCCATGCGCTCACCAAGGAGTTCGCCCAGAAGCTGCTCCATGTTGAGGATCGAGTCGTTTGCCAGTTCATATGACCAACGCACCCATTCGGTGTCGAAGGCAAATGCGCCGAGCGTCTTCTGTGCAAAGGTCACGTCCTTGCCGCCGTCGTCGGTCGGCTGGGTGCCTTCCGTGTGGGCTTCGGCTGCGACACTGGTGTCGTCAACAGTCGGGATGTTGAACGTGTTGCCGCCCGTGGTGTTGATCACGGTGAACAGGTTCGAGTCGTACATCGGACCAGTGGCGATCATGGCCTTCTCAATAAAGGTCGCCAGTTCGGTCGGAACGGTGAAACCACCAGCCGAGTTGGTGCCAGCGGTCTGGGTGCGGAGTTCATTGCTACGCAGCACCTGACGCACTTCGCTGTCCAAGCCTTCGACGCCGCCGTTGGCGATCATGGCGTAGAAAGCCGAGCGGTAGTCGATGGCAAAGCCAGCGTCCACGGCAGGAGCCGAGGTGCGTTCAGCAACAGGGCGCTTCGACAGATCAACCGAGTGAGCAGCGCGGATAGCCGCGTCAGCTTTTTCCATGCGCTCAGCAACGCCCGACAGGCGGTCATGCTCAGCCATCATGGAGTCAAACTCGCGCTCGATTTCAGCGGCGCGGGCTTCTTCGGTCTTGTCCGTCACTTCTGCAAGTTTGGAACGGGCTTCCGTGGCGATACGCGCCATCTTCTCCCGCAGGTCTTTCACGTCAGCCATGATGGCCTCCTACATTGTGCCTTGCCCAAGGGCTGGGGGTTTGGGCCAACAGCGGGAGACCGCCGTTATTCTTCTGCCTCAAAATGCTTGCGCTCCCATGCCTGACAGGCGCGCAAATTGTGGCAAACAAACTCAAGTTTTTCACACCAGCCGCGACCAGCGCCATCAACGTCGCGAATGTTCTGCGGGATGTCTTCCATCGCTTTCAGCATTTCAGGCGTGTTGTTGAAATAATGACAGTTCGCGCAAAGATGACGACGCGCTTCTGCCTCGTTGATGCTCCAGACATCAGCCATCTTCGACCAATATTCAGCGTTTGCACTCGGCTCTGCTGATGCCAGTTCAGGGCCAAAATTCCAGTTTTCGATGGCGTTCTGCGTGTTGATCTCGTTGACAGAGCCAGAGACGATCACAGGCTGCGGATCAGGCGGCAGCATGTATTCGTTGCGGGATTCAATGCCAGCCAGCGTTGCTTTCATCCGCATACGACGGGCGGCCTGCGACTTGGCTTTGGCCTCGCGGTGTTCCTGCAAAGACCGCAGAGCGATCTCGGTGCCGTCATAGGCTGGCGTGGTGACGATGGACACGTCGAACAACTGCGCTTCTTGGATCGTGCGGCGCGGCGGAGTTGCCCGATCATCCCACTTTTGACGCACGGGGCGGAAAGCAAACGACATTTTATCCAGATCACCGCGCTTCATCTTCGGCACGATGCTGCGGACATCTGGGTCGGATTGGTCAAGCATCGCTTCCATGTAAAGCCCGCGCTGATCTTCCTTCAGCGTCAAAGTGCCTGACCGCGTGCGTGCCAACGGCAAGCCTTCATGGTTGATCAGGAAAACCACGTCATCGCGCTTGATGGCCGCCTTGAAAGCCCCGCGCTCGATCATCTCGGTGAACATGCCACCGATGTTGGTTTCCTCGCCGAAGACGGCGGCATAGCCAGAAACGCGGATTTCGCCCGTTTCATCTTCGCGGATTTCGACAGGAACCCCACGGCGGATTTCTTTTTCAGACATGTTAAGCCCCGTTTGTTCCGGCGATTGTATCACAGCACGGCCTTCCTCGTCCACGGCCTCGTCTTCAAGGACGCCATTGGCCCAAGACTGACCTGGATCACCGCCCCAAAGCGCCCACGCGATGCGGCCATTTGATGGATATCCATCTTCACCGGGACGGAAACCCTCGGCTTCCTTGTCAACTTCATGCCGCGCAAAATAGCTGGCCATGCGCTGCACCGTGTCCATCGACAGGTCAACCTTGTTTGAGATGTCCCGCGCACGGGCAATGCCAACCTCGGTGCCGCCGCGCCCGAACTCACGCCGCCAATCAAGGCCGCGCTGGGCCTCGTCAGCCATCGCGTCGTTAGGCACTGGCATCAGGCGCTCCCGTGTTGGGCTGGCTTCCCAGCGGCACAGTTGCGCCTTGTATCAACAGATCGTCGCCATTCGGCATGGCTTCCATGTTCTCAATGGCGCGCACCTCGTTAGGCGTGCGGATGCCGTTCTGGATCGACGTGGCATAAGCCTCCATTCTCGACTTCAGATCGCCGCGCAGAAGGCCGTCCACGTTGAATTCCACATAGAAATCAGAGCCTCGCCCGAAGAACTTTAAGTTCATCTCCTGCTCAAACTGCTCAACCCACCGCTTGACGGTGTGCTTCACGAAATGAAGATCCTGCTGTTCCGTGTTGCTGAACGTGCCGTGGGTCAGGTCTTGCAAGAACACAGGCGGCAAGGAATAAATGCGTGCGATCTGCTCAATGCTAAACCGCTGCAATTCCAAAAGCTGCATTGCCTCTGGCGAGAAACCAATGGATTTTAACTCATGGCCAAGCGGCAGCGCCATGATCGGGCGACCTTCTTTAGCCAGCTTCAAGGTCGTGGCGGCCACGTCCTCAGACGCCCGGTTGGCAGCCGCTCCAGATTGGAACGGGCCTTGCAGCACGGCGGGCGGGATGCCGCCGGATTGGAAAGCCTTTGAGCCGTAACGGCTCGCCGCGATAGCCATCCCGATGGCGTCTTTGTTCTGCGAGATCGGCCCGCGTACGTCCGTCATGTTTGCCTTTAGCATGAAAGGCAGGTCAAGAACCTCTTTGGCTTCGTAAACCTTGGCGTCGATCCGGTAAATCTTGCGGCCATCGAGCAGGCGCTCGACGCGAACCTTGGTCGGATCTAGTGGGTACAGGTTAAGGATCTGGCCAAGCGCGTTGCGCTCGATGTAGGTGACAGAGCGCCCGCCCGTCAAAACCTGCTCCAATGAGTATTTCCGCCACTCAAACGACGACATGTCCTCGTTGATGACATCGTGCAGGATCAGCGACAACTCGCTGTCAACCTTTGACCGACCGCCGCCTTCATCCTTGCGGTAGACGTGCAGCGGCAGTCCCGCGATGGTGCCAGCGATGAAGTTGACCGCCGCCCAAACCGCAGGCACGCCCAGCGCCGTGTCCACGTTGACCGTGACGCCAGAGGATGCGTAAAGATCGCCCCAGCCCATGATCTGCAAGAAGTCATTCGCAGACACAGGCGCGGTCGGGTTCTCCAGATTGCGGTTTTCTGCTTTGCGGAAGCGATCAAAAAAAGCCATCAGACCCGATCCATAAACGCGGTTTCGCGAAAAGATAACACATCAAAGGCTAAGCGTAAAGGAAGGGTCGTCCCACGGCGACGAGTGCGGGATGCCGG